TTGACATGGGTGAATATCAAGAGAAACATTCAGTGGCAAGATTAATCGGTGCTCCTCCAGGCTATGTTGGTTACGAAGACAATGCTGGACAACTTATTACCAAGCTACAAGAAACACCCAACGCTGTCTTACTGTTAGACGAAGTTGAAAAAGCTCATCCAGATGTTATGAATATTCTTTTAGCATTCATGGACAACGGTTTTATCACAGGATCTAATGGTAAACAAGCAGACGGTCGCAACACCATACTGATCATGACATCAAATCTTGGGGCAGCAGACAATGAACTCAACACCATCGGGTTTGGAGAGTTGGAACGAGATGGTGAAGATGACAAAGCCATCAAGAAGCATTTCAGTCCAGAGTTCCGCAATAGATTAGATGCTGTGATCAAGTTCTCAAAACTCAACGGCGATACTGTTATTCAGATTGTCAAGAAGTTTGTAGCTGACCTCAACAGCCAACTCAAAGACAAAGGCATAGAGATTGTGGTCAACGCCAAAGCCACACGTTGGCTAGCAGATCGAGGCTACGACAAGAAAATGGGAGCAAGACCCTTGGCAAGGATCATCGACAACGAGATCAAGAGCCCACTAAGTCGTAGAGTGTTGTTCGGCGATCTTGTAAATGGCGGAAGGGTCACTGTAGATATTATCAATGACAAATTAGATTTCACAGTTGTTGAGATACCTAAGCCAATGACCAAGGAAGAAAAAAAAGCTCTCAGATCTAAACGAAATGCTGAAATAGCAACTACACAAGAACAACATGCTACAACTGAAAACCAAATCGACCAGTCGTAAGTTTTATAACAAATGGTTATATAAAATCAGCCTGCTGATAGAAGGCTGTGTGGTGTTTCGCACACAGCCGTTATCAAACATCAAGAGTTGGTTGGACCATTCTGACAGCGACAGCGGATATCACTACGAAAATTGGCGTAGGGCCGCAGTTAATAAAGAAATAATAATCAGTGTCTGTGAGTTCTTAAGTGCCCATGATGAAGATATGTATGCAACAAGGGTCGAAAGAAATAGACTAGATGTTTATACCAACGATCCCGAGTTCTATGAAAAACTCAGCCAGCACAGCCAAGATTACTTGGTACATAGATTCGAACCTAATACTAACAATCTTGATGTTTTAAATAATTCACAGAACTGCATCACTGTGAGTAAGCTGCCCAAGGACAGATATCGCTATCGTGTGTATTTGCTACCTCATAAAATGGCCAAAGATCGTGAAGGCAAACAGCGATATCTATCCTGGCTGAAATCACAGTCCCCAAGAATAACCTGTACTCCTGCTATAGAACGTTGGTTCTTGGCCACAGACTGGAATTGGGACCGTAGATATGTGTTGGTCGAAGACGAATCTACACTTTTAATGATGAAACTGCGTGGTGCTGAAGTTGTGGGCAGGGTATATAACTTTATAGTATGCGATAAATAGTTGATGAGCAGAGAAACCATAGTATTATTATCAAACATCACCGACGACAGTCAGCCCTCTACGTGGCAATACGGTGAAAAACACATAGGTGCAGGCTATTACAAAAACGGTAACGGTGTGCATACTATGACTTTTGAGCTGAACAATTTCAAGGGTGCTATCAAAGTACAGGCCACTCTAGACCTAAATCCCGGAATCAACGACTGGTTTGATGTCATTCTCGACAGCACAGATACAGTATTAACTGCTATAGATAGCACACCTATCACTTCCAATGCTGCCTGCACATTTACTGGTAAATTTGTGTTTATACGTGTGGCTTATCAACTGGAACAAGGCACGATCGTCGAAGTTCGTTATAATCATTAACAGTTACAGTTCGATAAATATAGTATGACCTCCCGAGGAATACTATGAGAGACCTTTTATCTAAGTTAGACGCTATTGTAAACGAAACAGAATTAAAAAATCCTGAAGATCTTCAGGCCAAGCGCAAGGCCCTGGCAGATCTTGAAAAAGATCCTGTGGCCAGCGGCGACCCAGAAATCAGCAGTGCAATTACACAAAGAAAATCAGATCTTGAAAAAGAGGCCAAATCCAAAGGATTTTCAGAATCATTTGAGGTAGGCGACGAGTTTGGCATTAGTTTTTCTGAAGATCACGAAATCGCTACTACTATTGTAGACATCTTAGAAGATGGCATTGTTATTGAGCTAGATGATTTAGCTATAGAAATGTTGACCAATGAAGGTTTGAATTTCTTGGAAGGCGAGCTTGTAGAAGACAAACAAAAAGGTGTTGATGGCAAGGCCTGTTGGAAAGGCTACAAGCGCATGGGCACCAAACAGAAAGGTGGCAAGACTGTAGACAACTGTGTTAAGATGGAAGACCATGGTCCCGAGAATCCAGATGCTGCCGTGAACTACGGCGAATACGATCGCGAAGGCGACATGGCCAAAGACGATCTACGCACCATCGACGATGCTGTTGAAGAACTGTACAGCATTCTACAAGCAGACGATAATCTTCCAGAATGGGTACAGGCCAAGATCACCAAAGCCGTAGACTACATCGATACAGCACGTGATTACATGAAAGCACAGAATTATGCGGAAGGTGATGTGGAGGAAGGGTGGGATGACGTTAAAAAATTCGGTAAGAAGGCTGCTGTTGCAGGTGCTATCGGCCTAGGTGCTTTAGGCAGTGCTCAAGCACAGGATGCTCCTTCAGGCGAAGACATGCTGCCAGCCATTGTTGCTCACGTAACTTTTAAAGTCGATGGCACCACTATCACAAAAGATATTAATCTAGGAACAACATTTAAATCTCCAGGCCAGGCCGGAGACGCTCTTGCAAAATTCTTGAAGTCCAAAGGTATTAAATATTACGATTACAGTCTTGAGCGTGTGAAACCAAATGAGCCGTTGGTTACTCCAGATGAAATGAGAGCTTCTAATCAAGAATATGATAGACGGCAGAACGCAGATAATCTAGATACATCTCCGTTAACAGACAAAGGTAGCAGCAAGTCAGGACGCATGGAACCCGATAAAGGATATACTTCTCCTTCGAGGGGCGCCCAAGCAAAAGATTACATGTCTAAAGAAGATATGGACGAGGCCAAGTATCATGGTCGCGAAGTTCCGCTGGGCAAAAAAATGGCCGGTGATGTAAAGAAATCCAAAGTATATGTACGCAAGCCCAATGGTAATATCGTCAAGGTAAACTTCGGCGACAAGAAGATGCGTATTAAGAAAAGTAATCCAGCACGTAGAAAATCATTCCGAGCTCGCCATAACTGTGCTAATCCGGGACCTAGACACAAGGCCAGATACTGGTCTTGTAGGAGCTGGTAATGTTATTAAAAGAAATGTTCAGTGCCATTGGCGCACCCAAAGACGAGCAACAAGAAATCGATTGGCTGGATGATTTAAAATTTTTCATCGACAACGATTCAAAAATGCTGAACCAGTATTTTTTCCCTGCGGTAAAGCGTCATCGTGAGCACAGAGGCAATCCCAATGTGTTCAAGGTCTACATACGACCGTTAGAAAAGTGTATGGGTCATTACTGCGACAAATATGACATCGATGACACAGAACAAAAGTTTCCAAAAGACAAGCTCATAGACCTGGCCAAGCGTATTGCCGACGAACAAGAGAAACACATAGAAAAAGGCGACTACGACTAATGTTGTTAAATGAATTGTTCGAAGCCGGAACCAAACACGTGACATTTTGCTTTGGCAGAATGAATCCACCTACCATTGGTCATGCTGAAGTTTTTAAAACCATGTCTAGCCAGGGTGGGGATATGCGTATCTTTGTCAGCCAAAGTCAAGACAAAAAGAAAAATCCCTTGGACTATGGAACCAAGATAAAATTTATCAAGGAGATGTTTCCTCAGTACGCCAAAAATGTGGTAGAGAACGCAGCACTAAACACCATCGGTAAAGTAGCCAGCTATCTACATGAACAGGGATACAATGCAGCAACCTTTGTGGCAGGATCAGATCGACTGGAAGATATGAAAAGTCTTCTCACACAGTACAACGGTGTAGAAGGAAAAGCCCACGGATTTTATAAATTCGATGTCATTGATTTTGCCAGCAGCGGAGACCGTGAAGATGGTGCTGAAGGTGTAGCAGGAGTTAGTGCCAGCGGTGCACGATCAGCTGCTGCCAACAATGACTTCGAAGGTTTCCAAGAAGCCACAGGTGCAGGAGAACTTGCCAAACCGTTGTTTGCTGCGGTGCGTAAAGGCATGGGCATCAACGAGGGCATCGGAGAGGCAGGATTTTTAAGTTTTCTTAAAAGCGAGCCACCAAAGAAAAAATGGGATCCATCTAAAGACTCTAGAGTTATTAGCAATAAAAAAGATGATGACAGTTGGATTAAATTGCTGTTAGATAAACATCGTAGAGGTATTGAACTTACTGATCGAGAATGGAATTCTATACAGCAATGGAAACTTAAAAAATCAATAGCAGGCGAAAGTGTAACCGAAGCTCCTATCGAGATGGATCCGGCAGATCCAATGGATCCAATGATCCACAGTCACGACAAAGCTAATCCTGCTAAATTAAAATATCGCATGCTACGTGCTGCTGGCCAATTGAAAGATCTCGCAGCTCGTGCGGAGAATGCCAGTCCTGGAGAATGGCAACTAATGGCTCGTCAGTTTGACGAATTAAAAATGAACATGGAACAAATACGTCACGCTCTAGAGGAGCTAGGCAAAGTAAAAAGCAAAGGTGGCATTAGGTCAAGAGGTATAACAGTATGAGAGCCAAAGATTTTGTACCAGCCAGCAAACCCAGAAACTTTGTGGCCAAGAATCAAAAGACTGCAGGTGCCGGTGCACACAAAGATAAAAAACGAGCTGAGAAGCAGGGTGATGTCAAACACAAGCAGAAACAATTCGAGCAAGGTGTGGCGGAGGCCGGTAGTCCAGCACAACAGGCTGCTATTGCCATAAACATGAAAAAGCATCACAAGAAGCCTAAAAACAAGGGATAACATCAAATGGTCGAAATCACAGAATCAGCAAAAAACAAAGTGGTAGATCTACTCATGGAAGAAAACAATCCCAACCTCATGCTGAGAACATTTGTGCAAGGCGGTGGATGTTCAGGATTCAGCTACGGCTTTACTTTTGACGAAATTAAAAATGAAGATGATTTTGAATTTCCAATCAGTACAGAATACAATATGGTCATAGATGCTATGAGCATGCAGTATCTTACTGGTGCAGCAATAGATTACAAAGAAGATATCACAGGCAGTCAGTTTGTGATTACCAATCCCAATGCACAATCAACCTGCGGTTGTGGAAGTTCATTCTCAGTATGAAACAATATAAAATTACCAGCGATAACATTTTACAAAACAGTGATGACGATTGCTATATCTCTCCAGACGATCCCATACACGAATTAAAAATTGCACACAACATGGGTGGTCTTGGTTCTGCAGAAAAATTAGCAAATTACAATGCCATGAAAGCCTACAACAAATACACAGTTTATCCAGAAGACGACGGTGCTGATCGTCCTAGGAATCCTTATTCACAAGTATGAGAGCAAGTGAATTTGTTGTTGAAAAGAAAAGAAGAAAACGCAGACCGCGTTGGGCTGCTTACGGTCCAGGTCCTTACGGAGGCTACGGATACGACACAGGATATAGTGGAGACGGCGGCGGCGAAGGTGGTGGTGAAAGCATTGAGCATGAAAACTTTGCCGATGGTAAGAATCCTCAGGACAAAGGCGACAGCAAACGCCATGGTATTAACACCAAAGCATCAGTAAGCAGTCTACGTAAAACTGCTAAACAGGGCGGACGCAAAGGTCAACTAGCACATTGGCTGGCTAACATGAAAGCAGGCCGTGCTAAGAAGAATAAATAACAGTATGAAAATCCGTGAAATTTTAGAATCAGCAACAGCAGGCGCTACCAGTGCTGCTAATGTGGGTATAGGTGCTGTATACAAAAATAAACCCGGAAAAACAGCAAAAAACAAGGACGGAACCGCAAAAAACGCATTAGATCTCAAAGGAACTAATCTGTTAACTGGTGGGTCTTTGGTAAAAAGATAAATACATAATACACTTTTAGGAATGTGAACATGGACTTCAAATCGTTAATCAGCAAAATAGAAAGCATCGACGGCAAAATCGATACTCCAAAAGCACCACAGCTACCCAAAGCTATGCAATTAAATGAAGACGCACAACTGCGTGTTCTAAGCGGCCGTACTACTTATGTTGCTGAAGCTAAAAAGAAAGCTGAAGAAGACGTTAAAGAAGCGGACGACATGAAAGTAGGCGATAAGAAAAACATCGCTACTGGTACTGTTGAAAAAACAAAAACAGGCATGATTCACAAGAGCAGCAAAGCATATGGCGGCAGTGAAGAAAAAGAAGCTGATGACGAAGATGACAAGCCAAAGAAGAAAGCCAAGAAAGAAAGTGTAGAACCAGCATTCAAAAGCAAGTTCATGAAAATGGTGGAAGCCAAGAAAGATGAAGCTGCTGACAAAAAGAAAGCCGATGCTAAGAAAAAGAAAATGGATGAAGCAAAGAAGCCAGATGAAGACGGCGACGGTGTTCCAGATTGGGCCGATAAGAAGAAAGGCGAAGATGACAACGCCGGCAAGAAAACAAGCGGCAAGAAAGGTATGAGTGCTGCTCAAGAAAAATACTTCGGCAAAAAGAATGAATCAAAGATGATGCCAAAAGGCAAAAAGCGTCCAGTTAAAGAAAGCGTAGAAACAAAATTATCTTTCAAACAAATGGTGCAGTTGGTGCAAGAAAGTGGCGGTCAGCAACAGATTGATCCTGTAGACAAAGCTCTGTTTACATGGGCCGAGCGTGTAGCCAAGAATAAACTAGGCGAAGGCATGAAAGCTGACCTATACGCAGGATTGGTATATGAACGCAACGGCGGCGTGTTTGAAATGTACGATGTACTAAGCGAAGCACAAAAGTAATTTAACCAAAAAGTGTTAAAAGGCCAGTCATAGGTTGACTGGCCTTTTTTATGACTATATAATAGTCATATAGGAGAGAACAAATGTCAAAAATGTATGGTCCGGAAGAAAAAGCCAAACTCGAAAGATTGATCAACGAAGGATCTAATGTGCTTCGTGAAGTAGAAGATCTCAATGAAGGTCTTAAAGAAACTGTTAAAGCTGTAGCAGAAGAGTTGCAAATCAAACCCAGTTGGATCAACAAAGCCATACGCATCGCACACAAAGACAATTGGAAAGATCATGAAGCAGATTGGAGCGAGATTGAAATGATTCTCGGTGTTACTAAGAAACTTCCTGAATGAATGAACTATTAAAACCAACCTTTGATTGGATCAGAGAAGATTGGCACAGCAACAGATTCCGTTTTGTTGTCGAGTTACTGGCTTGGGCTGTTAGTATTGGTTGTTCAATCACCATGGCAGTCACTGTGCCCAATCCGCCTTTGCTTGCGCTATATCCTGTTTGGATTGCTGGATGTGCCATGTATGCTTGGGCTGCGTACACTCGGAAGTCGTTTGGCATGTTGGCTAACTATATCTTGCTGACCACAATAGACACTATAGGTCTATTGAGAATGCTAAGTATATAAGATAAAGGTCGGCGGGCCATAAACCGCACAACTGGTATTTGCAAGCCTAAAATTGCATAGGAGAACAAATGAGTTTCGTAGACGCATACTACAATCGCGACGATGACAAGATACTTGTCGTTGAGCGTGACGACAAAGGGCAGAGACATTTCAAAGAATATGCTGCCAGACATATATTCTATTACAACGATCCCAAAGGCAAGTTCCAATCCATCAAGGGCGAACCACTTAGCCGTGTAAGTTCAAAGAATGTCAAAGAACATCGCAAAGAGCTTGCCATACATTCAAACAAGAAACTTCACGAGTCAGACATCAATCCCATATATAGATGTCTTGAAGATCATTATCTCAATCAAGATGCTCCTAAGTTAAATGTAGCATTCTTCGACATTGAGGTAGACTTTGATCCTGAACGTGGCTATGCAAGTCCCGATGATGCATTCATGCCCATCACTGCGATCGCTGTATACCTACAATGGATGCAGACTATGATATGTTTGGCTATTCCCCCTAAGACCATGAGTATGGAAGAAGCTAAAAAAGCAGTTGAAGAATTTCCCAACACCATGCTGTTCGACAACGAAGCAGACATGTTGAATACTTTCTTGGATCTAATACAAGAGTCAGATGTGCTAAGTGGTTGGAATTCAGAGGGCTTTGATATCCCATATACTGTTAATCGTGTCACCAAGGTTCTCAGCAAAGAAGATACTAGACGATTTTGTCTATGGGATTGTTTTCCTAAGAAACGTGAATATGAAAAGTTTGGTAAAACTGCTACTACCTATGACTTCCATGGGCGTGTGCATATAGACAGTCTCGAGTTATATCGCAAGTACACCTATGAAGAACGCCATACATATCGACTAGATGCCATTGCTGAATACGAATTAGGTGAACGTAAAACACAATACGAAGGTACCCTGGATCAATTGTACAACAATGACTTCAAAACATTCATTGAATACAACATCAATGACTGCATGCTTCTTGAGAAACTTGATAGAAAATTAAAATTTATCGACTTGGCTAATACGATTGCACACGAAAACACAGTGCTGTTAGCAACCACCATGGGAGCTGTAGCAGTAACCGAACAAGCTATCATCAACGAAGCACATCGCAGAGGCATGATAGTTCCTAATCGAATCAATCGCGAAGGATTAGACACGCAGGCAGCAGGCGCCTACGTTGCATATCCCAAGAAAGGTATACATGAGTGGATTGGCTCTCTTGACATTAATAGTTTGTATCCTTCAGCGATTCGTGCATTAAACATGGGTCCTGAAACCATCGTGGGGCAGTTGCGACAGGATGGAACCAAAGACTACATTGCTGCAGAAATGGCCAAAGGAAAATCATTTGCCTCAGCTTGGGAAGGCATATTTGGTAGTCTTGAATATGCTGCTGTGATGAATCGCGAAGTTGGACGTGAAGTCATTGTTGATTGGGAAGGCGGCGGATCGGATACGCTAAGTGCGGCTCAGGCCTATGATCTTATATTTGACAGCAATCAACCCTGGGTGATCTCAGCCAACGGCACCATATTCACATACGAAACCGAAGGAGTGATATCAGGTCTGCTGGCTCGTTGGTACAAAGAACGCAAGGAAATGCAGGCCAAACTGCGAGAATGTATCCAAGCAGGCAACAAGATTGAAGAGGAATACTGGGACAAGCGTCAGTTGGTCAAGAAGATTCTGCTAAACAGTCTGTATGGTGCGATTTTAAATCCAGGCTGTAGGTTCTTTGATAACAGGATTGGTCAGAGTACCACGCTAACTGGTCGACAAATTGCCAAACACATGGCATCTAAAGTTAATGAAATTATCACCGGAGAGTATGACCACATTGGTCGAGCAGTGATCTACGGTGACACAGACTCTTGTTATTTTTCAGCGTATGCCACACTGAAAAAAGACATTGAGAAAGGATTGATTCCCTGGAGCAGAGAATCAGTGATTGAACTTTATGATACCATAGGAGATACAGTCAATGGCACATTTGTCAAATTCATGCAGGACGCATTTCATGTCCCTAGAACCAGAGCTGAGGTCATCAA